ATGTCCGTGCTCCAGAGGGAGTTTGTTCAAGGTCAGGCTTTGCTATTGGTTGGGCCAACCAACAAAGGCAAGTCCCTACTATCAAACAGAGTCATCAGCGGTCTAGTCGGAGGGTATGCGGATGCCTCCGACTACCTGTCAGGTCAGACTCGTTTTAATAAAGACCTTGGGCGTGTAGCTGCATGGGTGATTGACGATACGACATCAGCAGCTTCTTTTCAGGACCAGCGCAAAGCAACAGAGTTGATCAAAAGAGCGGTGGCTAACCCACGAGTTGAGTATCAAGCCAAGTATGCTGACGCTATGAGCATACCGTGGACTGGGCGAGTCGTGATGTCTCTGAATATGGACATCAACAGCTTGTCTGTAATCCCCTCACTAGATAGCAGTAACAGGGATAAGCTCATGGCACTAAGAATATCCGATAAAGCAACAAGTGATTTCCCCAGCAACACAATCTTGGAAAAGACAATCGAAGAAGAACTTCCTTTCTTCGCTAGATTCTTGGTGGACTGGGCTATCCCCAAAGAAGTTGAAGATGTTGGCCGTTTCGGAGTGCAATCTTTTATCGACACTACCGTTGCAGATGCCGCTTACGACAATAGTAGCAGGAGCACAGTAGCGGAGCTTGTGGAGTTCTTTGTGAAGAGATGCCGCGAACTAAATAATGAAATGGCTCACTGGACGGGCACCTTGACTGAATTCCAAGTTGCGCTGCATGACTTCAACAATGGGAGGAATGTCGGCATGTCCAACAATTTAGAATTCGTTCGTCGGGGCATGGCGACTCTAGAAGAGTCAGGTAAGAATAACCCTCACGTTCGCCCAGTTAGGTCGCAGGGTCGAGGGGGTGGGAAGATATGGGAAATCAATCTGTCTTCTTCTTTCGATATCGATGTGATGACTCAAACGAATCAGGCCGCCGCAGTGCTTTAATTGGTAGGTGGTATCCATCGCAAAGATATGTAAACCCGTCTCCATCGGAATCCCCTTTCTTTTTAAAGTTTCGGGGTTTCGCTACATGATGGCGACTAGCCCAACCTAAAAGCCACACTTTTGAAAAGTCTTTATGCACCCGTGTAAAAAAATAAACGTCCGCTTTTAACTCTTTGTTGGTTGTGTTGACACTAGCAATGTAGTGCAGTTGCGGTCGCGTAGTGCATGTCTTAGACTTTACATCTACCTTCTTTTTATTGAAAAGGTAGTCATGGGTATAGCACTGCTCCCCTACATGGTCCGCTGTATTAACATATTTACCAAAAGCAACTTCCCCCAGAAACCCCGTCATCCTGCCCGCCCCCTTTGTGTATGAATTAGGGGGGATGCCTAACGACTGGGAACGTCGGAAAGCCTCTGCAACATCCTCCTTGCTGGGGTGGAACAAGACAAACCTGTTTTTTAACTGTCGGAATTGACTCAAACCCTAAACTGACGGGTCTTAGCAGCAATCGATTTAGGTTGCCTAACGAATTGCTTGCCCTCCTTGTTGCCTTTAGCTTTGGCACGATTAGTGGCTGCTTTCTCAGCGGACGAGAGGGCGGCCCATGCCTCGTCTGGGAGATACCTCTTCTCCCCTTTGCTGGGCTGGCCATCAGAAGTCCTCCACTTCTGTTTTGTCCAGCGGTCTAAAGATATCTGTGGGTCTCTTTTAGCCATCACTTCCCCACTTTTTTCATAGCCTCTTTATGGGCTTCGCCAAAAGTTTTGCCCCCTAGCATTGCTGATCTCATCACACTCATATGTTTATCAGTATGATGGGAGCTATGTTTTTTCATTGTTTCTTTTTGGCGTTTCGTGAGGTCCTTCTTTTTAAGGAGTTTACCCGCTCTTTTTGTCGCGTTCTTTTTTGGTTTGTATGAAGAATTCATAATAATAATAATAATAATAATAATAATAAGGTTAGTTTCTATACCCACCACCCGCTTTTTTGTATCGGGCAGCAAGGAGTTGAGCTTTACGAGCGGACCACTGACCTGCTTTGCCCCCTTTTGTCCCTCGTTTAATTTCGTTAAAAAGCCGCCGCCTCATCTTAGGCTTTGTGTAATTGCCCGCCTCATTGACTCGTGATTTATATTTCTTTTTAGGCATATCTACTCTTTTTCAAATCGTTTAGTAAACCTAGCCCAAGCAGGGAAAAATATTTCGTCCATGCAACGAACGATGGCCTCTTCTTCATACGCCTCACAATAAGCAAGACCGGAAATACCTAGCGCCGCATGAACCATCTCATGGCGGATCGTCTCGATGAGATCTTTCCCTTTCAGGGTTCTGTCTATCTCAATTAATTTGCGTCGGTGGGAATACACCCCGTAACAGTCGTCGTCGCCTAGATCTCTGAAGCGGATTCGGACCCGAACACCCCCCATAGTTATGCTTTTGGGGACGCTCATCCTTCGGCAAATTTTTCAATCGCACGGGCGTAGACCCCAACCAAGGCCCCGCGATTGTGGTTAATCATGTCCCACTCTTCTTCATTGCTCCCAAAAAATGGTTCAGCAATAACAGCTACAGGGCGCACCTTTCGCAGCAAGTAAGAGCCGCGTTGATTTCGTGTCCTTGGCTTCGCGCCTCTGGCTTTCATGTCGGGGAAAGACGCGGACATTTCATCGCTCAAGATACTGGCGAACTTCTTACCACCCTCGCTTGTGTGCCAATACAACCATTCGTGCCCAGAGGCTGATGGACCGGCGGAATTAAAATGCAGCTCAACCACCGCATCGATGTTGTCTTCGACCAGCTTACGGGCTAAGTAGTTGATCCCACCTACGTAGCTCTTGGCGGGGTATTGGTCGTAGATTTTGTAATCAACAGACAACACGCTGGAAATACGCCGGACGATATCGCGGTTGAAATCCCACTCCGAGAGGATGTAGCTTCCCGTTGTGTAGGCTCCCTGATCTCCCAAACGGGAATGTCCAACTGCCAAGCCTACTTTCATTTTCTAACGATCCGGTAGAGTGAAGCCAGCCCCACAGCGATGCCTACGATGAGCGACCCCACTCGTAGCCAGTATTCAAACTGCTCCTGCATACTGGTGATCAGTCCGATGACGGGTGCCGCCATTCCGATCAGGGAATCGAATATTCGGGTGTTGATCATTCCCCTATGTTGCTTAGAGGATCACGGTTGTAGAGCTTGTTCATTATCTGATCAACCTCCTGCTCAAGCTCGCCAATCTTCAGATTCTGGCGCACATCATCCGGCAAAGAGCCGCTACCCCACTTTCCAGCGGGCCAATCACGAACAAAGATCGCGTGCTTCTCAACGTCCTTCGCCAACATCTGGATCTGGAAGTCGTTGTGGGCTACCTTACTTTGCAGGTCACTTGCCCACCAGACGATGCCCGCCGCTTGAACAGCAAGGCCAACGCCGAGGGAGACTAGAAACTTTGTATCCATTACTTCTCCCCAATAATCACAGCACGACGATAACTGTAATCGCTGTGAAACTTGTGGTTTTTACGTCCAACTAAAACGCCCTCTTTGAACTGATAGGTCTGCCCTTCAATCAGAGTTACTGTCGGAGGGTCGTAGAGTGCGCTCGCGTTCGCGCTTGAGGCGTTTGGCAACTCGTTCCATCCGCAGCTTGCTAGCGGGATCGCCATCAGCGGCCAGTGCATCAAGACGATCTTCCAAACCGTCGATATACCTGTCTCGTTGCCACTTGATGTGCTCGACATATGCGCGGAGGGCTGCGGTTAATAGTTGAAAGAATGTCTTCACTTGCTCTTCGCCTTGCCCACGTTGAGGGCAAGCCACGAAATAACTCCTGAGATGCGCTGCACCCATTTGTTGTCCGACTCGTTAGGAGTCATGGTTGCAACGAGTGAAGCTACCGCGATAACGCTAGCTGCGATTTGTAGAAGCTGTTCTGCATTCTCTGTAATGTATTCGATCATTAGATTAGGGGTTATAGCATGTTACTGGTGTATGCCCCCACACCAGAGGGGTCAAAATTTACCATAGGTTTAGCCGCGCCACGATGAGCGTCTAGTTGTTCATCAAGGATAACGCGGCATATACCCCAATGATAATTAGCTCGTTCAAGATCCGCATTGTCTTCAGCAGTATTCCCTAGCATTGCGTGCTTAATTGCATTCAAACTAGATACATAGATAACATCGGTGGAGTTGAGGAGTTCTGTAAACTTCCGTTTCAACAAAAGTCTGAGCTTCGCTTTTTGCGATGTTGGGTTAGAAATCCTGTAACGACGGTAACGGGTAATATAATCTGGCTGGCGCAGGGTGGCTAATTTACGAACAGGGTAATGGATGACTTTACTGCCCCCTGTAGCAGTCCATGTTTCAGAATCACTTGAACGGTATAAATAGATTTTGTTATTGTCAGTATCTACACCCGTAACTCTGTATTCACCATTAGCATCTGCCCCGCCCGGTGAAGATGTAGGCCAGCTATCTAGTTTAATAATATCCCCAACGACTACACCACTCGCGTCTGTCACAGAAAGGGTAACAACCGTAGGGTTATCCGAATCGGTCTGCGTGAGGGATGTGCTTGAAAGAGTGAGCGTAGGGTCCGTTGTGTAGCCCCGTGGGACGGCTACGATGTCTACATCGGCGGTTAGATCGGACGAAGCAACGCGAATCTGAGTGACATTCTGAACATCGGTATCACTCCCCGCCGTCAAAGCGCCCCCGTTCAAA